GGGCGGTGGCTGTGGCCCGGCGGGAGGGGCTGCGCCGCTTCTTGGCGGCGAGGGATTCCTCGATGCGGCGGATGAGGTACGTCTTGTTCGGGCTGCGCGTCTCCTCGCCCACCACTTCGCGGAAGCGGGCGCGCAGCTCCGTCAAATTCATGGACTCCAGCTTCTTCGTCTTCGGGGCGGTGGTGCGGGGCATGGTGGTGTTTTCCTTTCCGGGCCGTGGGTACACGTCTGCCATTCACAAGGGCGGCCCTCATGCGTTGGTGCCCCGCTGGGCGGGGCGTGGTTGGTGAGAGGAGGCGCTACTTGCTGCGGGGGTTGCTGGCGGCGCTCAGGCCGGCCTGATAGGCGGCTTCGAGAGCCTCCTTCAGGCGCCACACCGGCACGTCGTGAAAGTCGAGGCTGTCGCTGTTGCGTGTCTTCAGTGTTTCGATGTTGAGCGTTTCGCTTGCGATGCGTTCGAGGGTTGCCTCGGGCGCCCGGGCAGGCTTCGCGGTGCGTGGCTTGCGGGGTGTCATTGTTTCATCCTTCCATGCGCCCTTGGGTGGCGCGCGTGAGGCATACACGCTCTGTTGCGCGCGTATGGCAAGTCATTGTGCGCTGGGATTGCGACGACTCTCGGGCTGCTTCGGGGCGGCAACGCGAGTGCTGCCGGCTGCGTCGAGCCCAGCTTGGTAGGCCGCTTCGAGGGCATCCTTCACTTCCCACACCGCGACTTCGCGGAAGTCGATGGGGCCGATGCGCGTCCGCAGCGTGTCGAAGCCCATGTGCCTGTTGGCGATTCTCTCAAGCGCTGCATCGCGCGATGGGGGGATGGCCTGCTCTTCGGAGTGTTCTTCGGAGGCGCTACGCGCCTCGGGGGTGTCTGTCATGGCTTTTTCTGGCGCGCTTGCTCGCAAGCGCGTGCGTGCATACGCGCTCTGTTTCAGGTGCAATGCAAGTCGCTATTTGCGCAGGTGCGCGAAGCACTCCAAGTCGATGGCGCGCGGGTCGAAATGCACGAAGGAGGTGGTGCCGTCCGGGCGAATGGGGGCGGCGTCGATGCAGTCCTCGGCCGTGACGCCTCCGAGGCGCGCCAGCTTCTCGTTGTCATTCACATAGTAGTCGTCCGCGTCGGGGTTGGCGTCGGGGCGCAGGCCGCCGCGCAGCACCGCGAAGATACGGACCTTCTGCCCCCGGAGGCCGGGGATTTCGTTGCCGAGGTAGGTGGTGTCAGTGCCGATAACCATGGGTGTCTCCCTGGCGCGCAGTGGGGAGCGCGCGAAGACATACACGCTCTGCTCCGCGCTGATAGCAAGTCGCCTGCTTGGGAAAGCCGCGCCAGGGACTCCGAGCGACAGGAGCGCCTTCGTTCCGACTACAGCGGCGTCCGGACGCGGCGCTGGCCGTCCAGACGCTGTTGCAGGGCTGGGCTGTTACGCGCGGCGTGGCGCCTTCCACGCTGCCTTGTCGCCGCGTCGGAGTTGTTCCCCTTCGAGGAGGAAGACGTCGTTTGACGCCGTCACTTCCCCTGGGCGTGGCCCCTCGTTGTGCTGCATCCCTTCGGCGGTGAAATCGCCGCGGACGGCGACGCCGGCAAGGACGCATTCGAAGGGGAGGTGCTGCTGCATCATGACGTAGACATTTGCGTCGGCGTCCAGCTTCGCAAGGATGCTAATGAGCTGTTTCACTTTCATGAGGCTCTCCGGGGTGGTGTGTGCCGTTGGTGTTGGACATACACGCTCTCTTCTTGCGGGGTAGCAAGTCGAGAAGAGAGGAATTGTGCCTCCAGAGGGCGTTGGCGGTGTGTCCGGTGTCAGGACGTACTGGGCGTGTCTTGGCTTGACGCTTCGGGGTGGGCGCGCCGCTCGCCAGGCGGCACCTCGATTCTCAATCCCTGGGGGAACCAGCGCTCGCGAGCCTCTTGCGAAAGGGGACGCACCACCACCTTGCCGGCGCCGCCCCCCTTGGGCTTGAGCACCGTGTGCAGGCGCCCGCGTTGGACGAGCTCGGCATGGAGATGGTCGACGAGGAGTCGGTGCAGGTGCCCGAAGCTGCCTGGCGTGGGGTGCTCCGGCTCACCCTCCGGCGCGCGGATGAGGAACTCGGTGGAGCGGCAGGAGGGGCAGGGCGGGAGCTGGACGAGGCCGTCGTCCACGTCCTCGCGACGCGCGACACCGACCTCCAGGGTGCCAAGGGAGAGGCGATTGCCGCTGCCGCACCGGGCGCAGCGCTGAAGTACATCCTCGGCGGTGACTTCGTGAATGGCCATGGGCGTCCTCACGCGACAGCGGTGTACGAGCCGTACCAGTACGTCGCGGCGAGGCCTGAGAGGTTTTGGTGGCTGTAGAAGGCGAAGCCGTCTCTGTCGGGCACCATGACGGTGGGGTTGCCGACGAAGCTGCCGCTGGTGGCGTAGGGGGTGAGGGTGATGGAGGAGGGCGCGGTGGGAAAGCGGCTGCGGAACGTCACCGAGCCGCCCCCAGCCAGGTTGTCGTGCGCGGCCGTGTCGCTGTTGCTGTACTGGAGGCCGAGCCGGCCCACCTCGCGCACGCTGCCCGCCACTTCGAATGAAGTGTTGCTGGCGGTGCTGCTCAGTGGGAGTCGCAACGTGCGCGTCCAAGAGGTGAAGGTGACGCCAGCGCTGGAGTCATGGAGGAACTCCGCCTCGTTGCGCGAGAGGCGGAAGCCGGCGGCAGCCGCGCCGGTGGTGTCCCGGGCCCAGGCGCTCCCATTCCAGGAGGCGTTGAGGGTGAACCACACCGAGTCGCTGTCAGCGTAGAGGCGCAGCCGCGCGGCGGCGCCGCCCGCACCTTGGGCGTCGAGGAGAAGGACACGGCCGGTACCCAGGACGGGCTGGAGGATGGCCTTGTGCTGGCCCACCGCCGTTTCGTTGCCGCGGAAGTGCCCGCCGCTGAAGGCCCCGAGGACTTCGGCGAGGGCCGCCTCGACGGTGCCCGCCGTAAGCAGGTTGCCCGTGTCCGCAACGGAGACGGCGGATGCCGCGTGGGCCCCCGCGCCTTGTGTGACGTGCCCGTTGAGAAAGCCCAGAAGCGCGGCCACCTGCTGCCGCAGGCTGCTGGCGGGGAGGGTGTGAGGCGTCCCTGCCAGTGCGTCTCCTCCGACACGAGACGCACCGGGGCTTCCGGCCGTCGTCTCCCCGAGGCGGGTGACGACCTCCTGCAACTGCGCCTGGACGCTGGTGCCGCTGACGTAACCATGGGGCGAGGCGCCAACGGCGCTGGCATGGTGGGCCCCCGTGGCCGCGCCCTGGTGGGTGTTGAGGAAGCCCAGCAGGGAGGAGAGTTGCGCGTCCACGGTGCCCGCCGGCAGCAGGTTGGGAGTGCCGGGCACCGCGTCCGCGCCCACGCGGGAGGCGCCCGGTGTGCCAGCAGCGGCCGAGGAGAGCTTGTCGACGACTTCGTCCACGGCCGTCTGCACCGTGGTGGAGGTGACGAAGCCGTGGGGCGCGTAGTCCACGGCACCGGCCTCGTGCCTCCGGGTGGCGCCGGAGAAGTGTCCGGCCAGCTCGGCGTCCACCTCGTCCAGCGTCGCCTGCACCGTGTCCGCGCTGGGGCTCAGGACGTCCCAGGTGCCGCTCTCCACGGCCACGGAGGTGCCCCGGGCGAAGATGAAGGCCTGGCGGCGGGAGGTATCCAAGTCCGCGGCGAGAATCTGCGTCTGCCCCGGGCGGCGCCGGACGTCACACAACAGCAGCTCGTCGGGCTGGAGGGCGGGCTTGGGCGCCTGGCCGACGGGGCCCTCCGGCGCCTGGCGCACCACCAGCTCGAAGGACTCGTCGCGGCGGAAGTACACCTGCTGGGAGTTGCCGTCCGTGCGAGGCTCGGACAGCAGGCGGGTGAAGCGCAGGAAGATGCCCACCCACCGCTCGCTGCCCGAGGTGGAGACGTCGGTGGGGATGCCGGAGAGGTCCACCGCGCAGTCCACCATCTGCCCGGTGCCGAAGAAGATGCGCTGGCCGAGGTTGTCGTAGGCGCGGCCCGGGGCCGTCAAGTCCACGGAGAGGTTGGGCACGGGAGAGTGCGGCGCGGGCACCGCCCCGGAGATGACGCCGTGGACGCCCAAGTCCGAGGCGAGGTTCCTATCTGCTTGCTCGAGCTGCGCGAAGGCCAAGTCCAGCTCGGCCTCCGTCACGCGCTGCCTGAAGTGAAAATCCAGCCGGTTGCTCATGCCTGCGCCCTCCAGAGGAAGGCAAAGGCACGGCGCGAGAAATCGGGGACATGCCTAGGCGGACGTCAGTGCAGCGTCGTCGTCTCGCCCAGCTCGCTGAGTCCCAGCTCCCAGTGCTCCGGGAGAATGGGCGGCAGGGGCTCCACCAGGTCGATGAAGTGGGTGTGGGCGGGCTTGAGGTACTCGACGAGGGTGCGCAGGCGCTGGCGCTCTGCCGGAGAGAGGCGGCGCTCCACCTCGACGTTGAAGGCGTAGCGGGCGAAGCGCTCCGAGGGACCCAGCACCCAGTCCATGCCCAGCTCGGACTCACCCAGCACGAGGGTGTCTGCTGCGAAGGGAGAGATGGCCCGCACCTCGATGCCGAGGAAGAAGCGGATGGCGTTGCGCAGGCCCAGCGCGGTGCCCTTCTGCTGGTACATGTCCACCAGGATGGCGGCCAGGCGGCGCCGGGCGAGGACGTCCAGCTCGAGCGCGAAGGGGTTGCCCAAGTCCTGGAGGATGGCGTCCAGGAATGCCTCCGGCGCGCGCTCCAGGTCAAAGACGTCGGGGAAGGCGTCCAAGTCAGAGAGGAGCAGGTCCGTCACTTCCTGGAGGCAGGAGATGAAGCGGCGCAGGTCGCCCGTCACGTCGTCGCGGCGGTTGTGGCGGGGCAGCATGTCCCAGAGCTGGAAGCTCCGGGAGGGCGGCCGGGCTGGACGGAAGCCCGCGAAGGTGGCGCGGTGGTAGGGGGCGAGCACCGGGTTGTCGTGCGCGTCCGTCACGCCCTCCACACGCACTTCGTACACCACGTCCGGCGTCAGCTCCGTGTCGAGGCCAAGGTGGACGAGGGTGCCGTCGGCCGCGGCCTCGAGGGAGGCCACCGGGACTGCGGGGGCGCCACGAGGCGTGAAGGTGAAGCGCGCCGAGGACGGCACCCGAACGTCCTCGTCGAAGGCGAGGCGCACGGACTTCGGCGCCAGGGCCTGGGCGCCCACGAGCCGGGGCGCAGTGCGGTCCTCCACGGTGAAGGTGTACGTCTCGTCGAGGAGGTGCGCGCCGCCGGCCGTGGCCGAGGCGACGCGGACGGAGACGGTGGCCTGGCTGGCCAGCGGCACCGCCGGGTGGAGCACCACTCGCAGGGTGTCCGCTGTCTGCGTCACCTCAGCCAGGGGCCCCGTGAAGGCGGGTTGCACCTCGACGCTGGCCCCGCCCTCGAAGGCGAGGACTCCACCCACCCAGACGCGCGTGGCCGCCCGGGCAATGCCGTCCGCGCCGACGTCCACCACCTCCAGCTCCAGCGCGGCATCGACGGGGACGTCCGCCTCCTCGGGGCCCGGAGCGCGGTTGAGGAGGAGGGGGCGGCGCGTCTCGGCGAAGAGGGAGACGGTGTCGACGTAGAGGGCGGGCAGCTCAACCGTGGCCATAGCGGCACCTCACGGGGAGATGAGCTCCAGGCGGACGCCCACCGTGTGGACTCCGGAGAGCTTCGAGACGTTGGCGGCCATGTCTGTGACGAGGCGCTCTCGGCCGGTGCGCCCGAGGCAGCGGGCGTGCTTCACCCCGTCGACGACGAGGGCCGCTTCCCAGGCCAAGCCCGCCGGGGCGCCTGCAGGCACACGCAGGCGCAAGGCGGTGCGGACCAGGTCCACGCCGGTGACGTCCACTACTTGCGTCACCTCGGCGAAGTCCCCGAGGGCCAGCTCGAAGCGGCGTCCCGGCTCCTCGTCTCCGAGCACGAAGAGGTACTCGCCCGAGGCGGGCGTAGCCCGCTGGGGCTGAATGCGGCCCTGCCCCAGGCCCAGGCGACTGGTGAAGGCGGTGAGGGCCATGGCTTCACACCTGTCGGGAGAGCTCGAGCGAGTCGAAGTAGGCCCGGCGCGTGACGTCCCGCACCGCGAAGCCGAAGCCGCCCCGGCCGGAGGTGAGGGGTTGGCTGCCGGAGTTGATGCCGAGGGCGTCGTCGATGAAGTCGGCCATGCCCGGCACGGGCTGCCAGTCGGGAGGCGTGCCAAGTGGGTGCGCGGCCAAGTCGTTGTGGAAGGCCTTGAGGACGACGTCGCCGTTGGCATTGACGATGACGTCCAGGCGCAGGTGCAGCCAGGTGCCCTGGGTGAAGCTGGCGGAGGACTTCAGCAAGACACCGGGCCCATCCGCGTCGGGCAGCCCCGTGGCCACCGCGCCCTTGCGCAGCACCACCCGGTGCGGCTCGTCGTCGGAGAGGCCCAGGAGGTAGGCGGAGTCGTTGACGGAGGTGCCCTGTCCGCAGAGGAAGAGGAAGGGAGCGAAGCCGGTAGGGCCGCCGCCAGGCCCGCGCTGGAGGCAGCCGCGGATGCTGCCTCCCTTGGCCATGGGGGCGAAGTCCGGGAGGTTGGCGAAGAGGGCGACGGCGCCCTGCGCGGCGGTGAGGGAGTTGAAGGCGAACAGGAAGTTGCCGCCGCCCGGGGGACGGGCAATGCCCGCCGTCACGCCCCTGTCCACGGTGGCGATGTCCAGTCCGCCGTTGAGGTAGGTCCAGTCTGCGAGTGCCATGGTGTCCTCACTGCGTGGCGGCCACTGGCCACCCGGTGTCGAAGTCCTCGCTGGGCTGCGTGGTGTTGAAGAGGGCCGCGCGCGTTGCCACGTCCTCCCAGCGCCAGGCGTAGGCCTCGTTGGTGTGCCAGCGCTGCTCGAACCCCTCGTGCGGCAAGTCGTTGAAGAGGCCCGACGCGGAGGTGACGTCCGCCCAGTCCGCGAGGAAGGGCCCCTGGCCCCACGTCTCGACGGCCTGCCCCTCGAAGCGGTGCGGGACAAGCTGCGCGGGCGGCATCTCGAAGAGGAAGCCGTCGTTGTCCCAGCCCCGGGAGAAGGCCTCGAAGCCGTCGCGCTGGCCGGAGAAGAAGGCGAGGGCGACAGGGACGTCGGAGAGGGCGGCGCGCCACACGTACCAGCGCTCGAAGTCCTCGCACGCCTCCTCTGGCACACCGAAGCCCGCCAGGGACTCAAGGCGCGTCACCGCCGTCAGCGTCCAGTGCGCGGCCTCGCCGGGCTGGCCGCCCGCGTCCTCGAAGCTGGGGTTCAGGAGGGCCATGTCAGAGGAGCCCTCCGGTGTCCCCGTCCTGCAGCGTGACGCTGCCCAGCACCGGCAGCTCCCTCACCGTCAGCTTCACATCCGCGGGCAGGCCGTTGAGTGTCAGGTCCATTCGCGCGTCGCCCAGTTTCCGCACTCCGGGCACGTCGCGGATGACGTTGAAGACGTCGGACCAGGCCACCTCTCCGGCCGGGAGGCCCTGGGCGTCCTTGAGGTTGAAGCCGAAGTCGATGCGCGGGTTTGGCGTGCCGTCCGGCTCGCTGACTCGGAAGTATGCAGCCAGCGCCTGGCGGACGCGCGAGGCGACGTCCTGGGCCGAAGCGCCCTGGCGCAAGAAGAGGCGGGCGGAGACGTCCACGCGCCGGTACACCGGCTCCTGGACGCTCACCTGGAAGGTGAGGGTGCAGGGATATACTTCGGTGACTTGCCGCAGCACCTGGGCCTTGAGCGCGGGCGTAGGCACCCCGCCGCCTTGGGGCACCACGTAGAGGATGCCTGCGTTCTCCGCGATGGTGGCGTCTTCGTTGGACGTCAGCATGAGGGCGCGGGCCACTCCGGGCAGGCGCCGGGCGTTGATTTCAAAGTCTTCGCGGGCGACGGTGCGCGTCAGGGCGCGGAGACTCTCGGGGGCGAGCAGCTTTGCCGAGGCCACCGTTTGCCTGTCCGCGCCACCCGAGGCGGGGGCGGGGTTGTGGACGGCTACCTGCACCGCGTGGCCATGGGCGTCCCGAAAGCTTCCCTCCACGACGACGAGGCGGCCCGCGTCCACGTTGCCGGCTGCGCCGCCCCCCGTCTTGTACACCACTGCCACGGTGCCAGCAGGCGGCAGGCCGTTGACTCCGTTTCCGAAGCGGACGGTGGCCTTGTCCCCCTGGTCCACCGAAATGAGGAAGTGGGCGTCGGAGGCGCGGGAGTTGAGGAAGGTGTCCACCTCGGTGAAGGCGCCCTGGGCGGTGGATACGCGGGCGGAGCCGTCGAGGTAGGGCGCGAAGTCCAGGTGCGCCTCGAAGTCGGCGAGGCCGCGGGCGTCGAAGAGCTGGGTGTGCGTCTTCGAGTGCTCGGCCACGGCGAGGACGCGCGGCGGGTTGGCGCCGGCCGGAATGGTGGCGGGCGCCAGCAACTGGAAGCGGACGGCCTCCGTCACCTCCTGGGTGCGGACGACGGTGCCGGCGGGGAAGGTGACGTGGGCGGTAGGAGGCTGGGCCAGGCGCAGCTCCACCTCGGCCGTGGCCGCCTGGGCACCGTGAAGCCGGTAGCCCAGCATACGCGCCAGGGCGATGACGTTGCGGCGCTGGGTGGCCGTGGAGAGGCGCGACTCGCGGGCGAGGCTGTCCTGATAGAAGCCGAGAACGTCGCCGACGAAGGCGTACATCTCCAGGAGCAGGTTGCCGAAGCTGGCGACGTCGAAGTCCGTCCAGTCCGGGAAGACGCTCTTCACGAGCGCCACGAGGCGCGCGCGCAGGGCGTCGAAGTCACGGTGGGTGTAGTCGGTGGACGCGGGAAGAAGTGGCACGTCGGCGAAGGCCTCCACCGGGAGACAAAGGCCTAGGGCCCACTTCTTTTCGGGGACATGGGGACAGCGACAGCGCTTCGGGCCGGCCCTGCGCTGCATGCGCAGGGCTGGGGCCCTGGCGCCTAACGCCTCGCCCTACCCGAACAAGGTGCGGAACTTCTCCTCGTCATGCGCGCGCAGCCGCTCGCTGAAGCGTTGTGCTTCGTCTGGTGCCGGGGGGCACCTGCGCGCTGGGACGAGGACGGTGTACTCGTCGCGTGGGCCGGGCCCGAAGAGAATGAGGCCGAGGCCGTGCAACTGGCAGCGCGCCACCAGCTCCCGCCTGTCGCGGAGGGAAAGAGTGTGTGGCAGGGCAAGGTACGTCTTCGTGGCGAAGAGCTGGTGGGCCGCCGCCTGCCCATAGGCCGAGAGGAGGTCCTCCGTCGTGCCCCTGACTTCGACTGCGAGGATTTCGGGAGTCCACGAGAAGGAGTCCCCCGCACATCGCCGGTACACGCCGACGATGTCCGGCAACCCCCATGGGTCGCCGAGGCCTTGGCTGCCCAAGGGGACTGCGGCGGTGAGCTCCTCCACGTCTCCCTCGATGAACTCGGCGAGGGGCAGGTGGAACTCCTCTTCGCGCGCAGCGGGCCCAGCGGCCTTGAGTTCGCCCATTCTGGCGGGGACGAAGAGGCCGCGCTCAGGCCTGCTGATGACGTTTGTGAAGGTCAGGCGGCCCAGCGAGCGGAGGGCCGGAGGAATGCAGGCGAATGGGGCCTCGGGGTGTTGGTTGTGCACCTCACGCGCCAGGGACATGAGGCGAATGCCAGAGGGATGTTTGCGGACAACCTTCACTGCTTCTTCTTGGAGTTGTCGAATCTGAACACGGCTGACGTCGCCTTGTGCGTTGTAAAAGCAGATGTGCCCGCTGGCTTCCCACCAGTGCATGGTGAAGTCCTTGCCATCCATGTATTCCATTTGTCGGCTCATTGGGTGAGGTGCTCCGTTTGAGGTGAGCCATACAGCCCTCTGGTGCGCGGAGAAGTCCACTCATATGCGTGGGATTGGAGCGCCACTCAGCCAAGGAGGGGAACGTCGAAGTCCGCCGTCGTGTCACCTTCGCGCACGCGCACACGAAGCGTCAGCATGGCTGCGTCCTGCTCGACGCGGACCTGCACGAGCTGGACGCCAGGCAGCCAGCGCGCGAGAGCGTCACGGACATACACGCGCGCCAGCTCCGCCAGCACGGCGTCGTTGCGCTGGTGTCGAAGCCGCGAGAGTCCTGCCCCGAAGCTGGTGCGCCAGGGCAGCTCGCCGGTGGAGTGAGGCGTGGCGCCTTCCGTCAGCAGCACCTGCCGCACCTTCGCGGCGAGCAGCTCGGCCCCGGTGCCCGCGGCGAAGTCCCGCTTCCTGTCTCTGCGGAAGGGGACGAGGAGATTCTGGGGCGCTCGACTCATGACGTCCTCCTCATGGAACCGGGATGGCCGCGCGCACCTGCTGCAGCGTGCGGACGATGGCGTCGAGGGGCGCAATGGCCTCTTCCAGGGCGCTTCCCTCGAGGCTGGAGAAGTCCGGCACCTGGGGGCCGCCCACTAGCCCAAGGAAGACGTTGAGGAGGGCCATGAGCTGGGAGAGGGCGGCCAGGGCCTTGCCGACGTTGGCGGCCTCCTGGGCGACGTTGGCCTCCGCGCAACCGGCCACCGCCAGGAGACCGGCGTCCCCAAGCTGGGCCGCGCGTTGCCGGGCCCGCGCCACACTCGACAGGCGCTGCTGCAGGTGGACGAGCTGGTTTCGCGCCTGGCCCAACTCGCCCAGGACGACGTCGATGACGCCCACCACGGTGTACGGCACCGAGAGCTGGGGGACGAGGCGGAGCAACTTGGACACCTTCTCGGCCAGCTTCGGCAGGGCCGCGGCGATGGCTGTCGGGTCCGGCGGCGGCCCCAGCGCGTCCGGTATGGCCTTCACGACTTCGACGACGGCCAGCACCGCGTCGATGATGTTGAAGATTGGCGTGAGCGGCGCGAGCGCCGGCTGGACGGCCTGCAGGAGCTGGTGGTGCTGCAGGGTGGCGCCGCCGGGCAGGGTGAGGGCAGGCGCCTCGGGGAGCGGGGGGATGTGGATGCAGATGGGCAGCGCCATGGGCTTCCTCAAATTGGCTCGGCGATGGGGCGCACCACGCGGCCGGCGATGGTGACTTGAGCCGCCTCCAGGGAGAGCGCGCCCACCGCGCGCAGGGTGAGGGCAGTGGTGGCTTCCAGGGTGACGGTGTTCTCCTCCGCGTCGAAGGTGAGGCAGTCGCCCGTCTTCCGGTTGGTGAGCTTGAGCTTCTTCTTCCCCGCGGACTCGTCCAGCTCCACGCGGAAGGTGGGCGTGGCGAGGACGCGGTTGTCGGGCGGAGACACCTGGGCTTCTTCGGGCACCTCGCTCTGACCGCCGGGCCGCCCCCAGTGCGCGCTGAGGTAGTAGGGGGCGTCGACGTCGCCCTGGTTGAAGAAGACAGCGACCTCTGCGCCCACCTCGGGGACGGCGAAGAAGCCCGTGTCCTTGGCGCCACCGCCGGAGGTGCCCAGAGGCCAGGCCCAGGCGGACTCGGGCTCGAGGACACCGGGGATGCACACGCGGACGCGGCCGAGCTGCGCCTCGTCCTCGCGCTGGGTGACGTAGCCCACGTACATGCCGAGCAGGCGCGTGTCGTGGGCGAGGAGGTCGTCGTCGAAGCTGCTCATGGTGGGCTCGCTACCTGGGGAGACTCATTCCGGCTTCGGGGTCCTCGACACCGATGGGCTGCCCGTCACGGCGGTACTCGATGTACCGGGTGCCGGTGTCCCTCTCGAATGCCTCCACTTCCTTCAGCGCCCCAGTCGTCTCGGGCGCACTGGTGTTGGGCTGTCCGCCCTGGGGCTGGCCCTGCTTCTCGGGGCTGGCTTGCTGCCGGCGGCCGGTGCCGTCGCGCGACAGCTTCAAGTCCGTGGTGTAGCCGGAGGAGGAGAGGACGTGCTTCGCCTCGGTGACGTAGTACCGGCCGGCCAGGAAGCTGGAGATGCCGCGCACCTCCACGACGGACTTCGCGCGCAAGCTGGGATTGCCCACCACCTGGAGGGACAGCTTCACCGTGCCGGCTTCCGCGCGTCGGAAGCGGGCCTCGGACTCGCGCTGGGCTTGGGCAGGTGTCGATGCCGAGGTGGGCTGGACGTTGGTGGTGCTGTTGCGGAGCTGCAGCGACGTGGTGCCCGTGCGCTTCTCCACCACCTCGAGAAAGTCCGCGAGGGTGGTGCGCTCCACGGTGGCACTGCTCGCCTGGACTTCGATGGTTGCCTTGGCCATGGCGTCCCGGCCACGGACGCCCACCTGGCCCACTCGACGGCCCAGCTCCGACTCGACGTTGACGGAGAGGATGTCGCCGCGGCCCGCGTCGGCGTACCACCACAGCACCTGTGTGGGCGCGGCGGCCTGGTTGCGCGGGCCGAAGGTGAGGCCCCTGTCGTCAACGTGGAACTCGAACTCCTCCCGCGCGGCCAGGCGCCGGAGGAGCCTCGCGTCCGTCTCCCCGGCCTGGTGGATGGTGTCGAAGGACTCTCCGGTGTCCTCGACGTGGATGGAGTCCTCCTCATAGCCGTACTCGGCGGCCACCTCACGCACCACCTGGGCGCGCGTCTTGCCCTTCCAGGTGCGCGTCTTCGCTTCGCGGTGCATGAGGACGCTGAGCGCCTGGCCCTCGATGGTCAGCACCTGAAAGCCCTTCAGCTTCTTCACCACCACCCGCCGAGGCGGCGCCATGAGCCCCGGGTAGCCCCAGGACACCTCCAGCACCGCGCCGCCCACGAGCTCAGCTCGGTCGAAGAGGGACAAGTCGAAGTTGTCCAACTGGAGGGACAGCTTGTCGGCCTTCGTCGCGGAGTCCTCGAAGGTGAGGCCGAGGACTCGGCCCTCAAGAGAGAGGGGCTCGCCGCCGCGGGCCTTCTCGTGTGCCAGCAGCGTGAGGCGCACGCCAGGCGCGCTCCTGTCGAGGGGCCGCGTCATTCGCTGGCCCTCCGCCGCTGCTCGCTGAGGATGACGTCGGTGAGGACGCGCAGCGAGGGGATGAAGAGGCGCCGCCCAGCCTCCAGCTCCAGCGTCGCGTCGATGATGGGCTCCGGTTGGTAGTCCGCAATCGCCCACCAGAAGCCGCAGGCGCGCGGCAGGGGCGCGAAGTAGCGGCCGGCCAGCCCCCAGAGAGAGTCTCCCTGGGCGACGAGGTGGACGCGCGTGTCCGCGTGGGGCTGGAAGCCGTAGGGGACTCTCTCGCTGAGGAAGAGGTGGCCGGCCTCGTCCCGGAGGCCGAGGGAGAAGGAGTAGCGGCTGCCGGCGTGAGGGGCCACTACGGCACCTCCTGGCGCAGCTGCTCGGAGGTGACGCGGGTGTCGAGCACCTCCTCGAAGGTGACGGTGGCGGTGTAGACGAGGACGCGTCCGTCGACGGCGAGCTGGCGGTAATGGAACTCCACGCTGGCGACGACGCACTCCACGGTGAGGAGGCCAGGCCAGAGGACGAGGACGCGCGGTGGTGCCGTTGCCAGCACACCCTCGGTGCCCGCCGGGGGCACGGTGAGCGCGCGCAGGAAGCCGCGGAACGCCATGATGTTGGAGGCGTCGGCCTGCTGCGTGGCGAAGAAGGCGTCCAGGTAGAACTCCACGCCTGCCAGCTGCCGGTTGGAGGTGCCCTGAAACTGGAGCACCTGGTGGGAGAGTCCCGGCACCGCGAGGCGATTCCAATTCACCTGGAGCTTCTCGGTGAGCTGCGACGGGTTGAAGAGGCACGCCATGGCCTCTCCGGTGAGGACGTTGACGAGGACGCAACGGGGGCTCTGGGCGAATGCAGAGGCGATGGACACTGCAGAGGCTCCTCCATGCCTCAGTCAAAGCCCTCTGACTCAGAGCGGGGACATGGGGGCGCGTGCGCTAGACTGGTCTCCTCCATGCTCACCTTCGAATTCGAACCCCCCGACACCTTCCAGTGCGACTGCTGCGGTGGGACGACAACGCTGCTGACGCGCTTCATCTGTCGTGACAGGGACGCATACGCCGTCTACTACGCGCAGTATTCGGACTCTCACCCTGAGCGCGTCGTCTCCCTTGCCGTTGGCATTGGTGAATGGGGCGAAGGAAGCAGCGAGAGCCAACGTGTGGCCTTCGCCTTGGTGCTCAGGCAGGACGCTGAGAACTGGATGGTGACGGTGAAGGATTCGGCCGAATCGCCCTGGAAGGAAGCGTCCGGCTTGGGGCGGATGTTGGATCGAGAGGAAGCGCTGGCCCACCCCTGGCTCACGGAAGTTTTCCACATCACGGACCATGTGGTTAAGGAGGATTCCGAGGTGCTCCGCTACTTCAATCCCACCGACGCTTCATGAGTGACGGCAAGGCCGGCGTCAGTAAGCCGGCATGGGGGAGAAGCTGCGGGAGGCGGCGTCCCTCTCGGCGCGCGCCGTGGCCTGGGCAAGCACCTCTCCGTCCACCTGCAGGCTGACGAGGACGGGCGCGGCGGGAGTTGCGGCCGGCTGCGAGGAGAGCACCTCGGGCTGGGGCAGCGAGGCCTGGAGGGCCGCCACCGCCGGCATGGACGAGGACTCCAGGGGCCAGTCCATTGGCGAGGTGGGCGAGGCGGTAGTGACGACGGACGCGGGTGTGGCGGCGCTGCCGGTGGCGTCCTCGAGGCCGAAGGCGACGGACAAGTCCCGGTGGAGGCCCAGCCGAGCCGTCCGCAGGGCCTGCTGGAGGCCGGTGTCCGTGCCGAAGAGGCTCGCCACCGCGTCCACCACACCGAGGATGGCGCCCACCAACTCCAGGAGGACGCCGGAGATGGCGTCCACCACCCCGAAGACGATGAGCTTCATGCCCGTCCACGCCTCGGCCCAGTTGCCGGTGAGGGCTCCGCTCAGCGTCAACACCACGCCCCAGAAGACGTCGACGATGCCGGAGAAGGCCGCCAGGGCGGCGTTGAGGATGCCCCCCACCACCGACACCACGAGGGAGACGGCGGACACCAGAACGCCCACGATGGTGGTGATGTTGCCGATGGCAAACCCAATGGCCTGCCCCATGAGCGCCCACCCACTGCTGCCCTGCTGCAAGGCGGAGTTGGTGCCCAAGAGGCCCGAGAGGGCCCCGCCGAGGACGCGGCCCAGGTGCGCCAGGCTGCCCAAGAGGACGTCGACGCCGGCCTTCATGTAGCGCCATTGGCCCGCCAGGCCTTCCGCCACCTCTGCACCGGCCGTCATGCCCATGACGACGAAGTCGAAGACGCGGGCGAGGGTGCGGCCCACCGTGGCCCCCGCGTCGCCGAAGGCGGCGAACTTCGCGGCAGCGGTGGCCGCGTCGTCCCTCTCGGCGAGGAAGCCCAGCGCTTCGCCCACCCGCCCTAGCGTCGCCTGGAAGGCCTCGAGGGTGGGGCGCGCGGCCTCCAGTCCGGCCGAGAAGCCGTCGGCGATGCCGGAGAAGAAGCTGTGGAGGCGATGGCCCCACAGGTAAAGGTTGATGAGGAAGTCCTTCAGCCCGGCATTCTCGGCCCGGCCCAGCTCCTCCCGCACCGCGCCGGAGAAGCCTCCGTCCTCGAAGAGCTGGACGAGGCCGCGGAAGGCGAGCGTCACCTGCTCCTGCACACTCCGCGCGAAGTCGCCCAGGCCGCCGAGGTTGTGGCGGAAGGCGTAGGCGAGGCCGGCCACGGCGACGCCCAGGAGGACGACAGCGACCACGGCCGGAAGCACCGTGGCCAGGAGGCTGCCCAGGGTGAGGCCCAGCACCTTGAGGCCCACCACCATCAGTGCCAGGCCCACCTTCGCGGAGATGACGGCGCCGACGAGGGTGATGATGCCACCTGCCCCCAGCGCGAAGGCTGCGAAGGCTCGCTTCACCGGACCGGGCAGGGCCTGGAAGACACCCAGCACCTGCTGCACCGCGCTGGCGACGAGGGTGACGAGGGGTTTCAGCAGCTGGCCGAAGGGCTCTCCGAGGACGATGGCGAGCGTCTCCAGGTTGCCGGCGAGCAGCGTCTTCTGGCCCTCGAAGGTGTCCAGCATCTGCTTGCGGAACGCCTCGGCCGTGCCGCCCGCATTCTCGAACTCATCGCGCAGGTACTTGAGGGCTTCGGCGCCGCGGACGACTTCGCCGGTGTCCTTGCGGATGCCGTTGGTGAACTGCGTGAGGATGGCATTCACGCCACCGAGCGCCTCGCGGCCGAAGGCCTTCAGGAGGAAGGCGGAGCGCTGTGCCTCCGTCATGCGGCTGAGGGCCGGTGCTAGCTCGTCGAGGATGCCGAGGAAGGAGAGGAAGTTGCCTTTGGAGTCGGTGACGGCAACGCCCAGGCCGCGCAGGTGCTCTTGCACTTGCGGGTCCGCCATGCGCTCCATGGCCACGGCCACGGCGGTAGATGCTCTCTCCACGCCGGGGACGACATTCTTCACCAACCCCAATGCGATGAGTGTCTCGGGCAGGGATTGATTGAGGGCCTGTGCACCACGCGCGGCGGTGCCGAGGGCGAGGGGCAGCTCATTCGCGCTAAGGGCGAAGACGTTGACGGCTTGGAGCATCTGGTCGACGGAGATGGCGGCCTTGTCGGTGGAGATGCCGAAGGCCTTCATCGCTTGCGACGCGAGGCCCGCTGCGCCCTGGGGCGTCAGCTCTCCCAACGAGCCACCCGCCAGGTCCAGCACCGGCAGCAGCAAATCCATGGACTCAGCGGCGGTGAAGCCGGCCTGGGTGAGTTCGCGAAGGCCCAGCACGGACTCGGTGGGGGTGAATTGCGTGGCGAGGCTTGCCTTGATGGCCGCGTCACGGAGCTGCCCGAGGACCTCGGCCGAGGCGCCAGAGACGGCACCCACGCCCGCCACGGCCTGCTCGAATTGACCGGCGGTGTTGGCCAGGGACAACGACGCGCCAAGGGTGACGGCGCCCGCCGAGAAGAGGGCCATGGCGACGCCGAGCCGCTCGAAGGCGCCCTCAATGCGCGCCGTGCCCAACCCCACGCGCCTGTCGAGGCTCATGAAGTTGCGCTCCACGCCCTGAAAGGTGCCAGAGGCCAAGTCCCTCGCCGTGAAGACGAAGCCCAGGCCGAGGTTGTTGAGCATGCGCTACCTCCGCTTCGCGGCCTTCTCCAGCGCCTTGGCCTCCTGGGCGCGCTGCTGGCCCATGCGCTCCAGGAGCCAGTCCCTGTCCGAGGTGGGCAGCTCCAGCGCGTCACCGAGGGGAGCTGCGAGGCCGCTGCCTCCGTGCTGGTGCCAGCACAGTTGGAAGAGGCCCTCGCGCCACGTCTCCAGCGTCACTCGCGGGAAGAGGTGGTGCGCTCCCGACGCCTCGCCGTCCGCTGAGTCCCCGGAAGGAAGAAGCCCCGGTCGAAAGGGAGCTCCACCTCCTGTCGCATGAAGCACTGGGCGCACTCGACTTCGAGGGTGGTGTCCACGCCGCAGTCGACGGCGTCAAACTCGTCGACGAGGAAGTCGGCGTCGCGCAAGCTGAGGTCCTCGACGAAGCGGCGCTTGTCGCGCGCGTCCACGCCGTCGACGTCCAGCACCCGGTAGGCGAGGACGGAGGACAGCATCTTCTCGGGCGCCGCGCGCTGAAGCTGCGGCAGCCGCCGCTCATCCTCACCCGTCAGCAGCTTGAAGCGCACGCGCTTGCCGGCATCCGGCAGTGTCGTCTCGAAGCGGTTGCCGGCCATGAAGGCCGCGCGGCTGGCGTCCGAGAGGACGCGCACCGGCAACTGCGTCAAGTCCAGCTCCCAGTCGATGCGGGCCCGGCAGGCCGCATTCTGACAGGGGACTGCGAACACGTACTCCGGCCCGTAGGTGAGGACGCGCACCTGGAGCAGGGCGAAGAAGCGGTCCCCCTGAAGCACCTGGCCCCAATCCACCTTCCCGTCGGCGAAGGTGTAGGGGCCTGCCTCCAGCATCTCCTCCCAGCACGCGGAGAGCAGCTCATCCACCTGGCCGCCGCTCTTCGCCAGCTTCCTATCCGCGAGGACGCGCTCCTCCCGCACTCGCATGCCGCGAATGCGGCCCGTCAGCCCCGAGGGGCACGAAACAATGTCCGCCATGTCCTTCCTCCGGGAAGGACAAAGGCCTCGGGCGGCAAATCGGGGACATCCTCAAGCGCGTTTCATTTGACGACGGTGGAGCCTGCGCGTGTTGACCTGGCCACACAGCGGACACCTTCAGTAGCTCAATAACGGTGGAAAGTTGAGCCCATGGCCCGCACCATGGATATTGAAGTGCAACCGCCATGCCCCATACCTCGAAACTCTCATGCCGAGTGGTGTTCAGCCCTCAGGCATGGGGGCAGGTGGGGCGCATGCCGCACGGCACATTCGTTGCCGTGAAGGAGGCCGTCGCCCGCCTTGCGAGGGAAGGACGCGTGCAGCGCTCGTCAGCAGGTGCCACCGCCACTCGGCTTCGGTTGGCCCCAGGGCCGCTGGACATCATCTGCGAGTGGGACGAAACACGGCGCACGTTGACAGTTGTGGATATCGTCTCCGTGCCCGCTGAGGCTTGTTGAATTCGCGGGCGGATGTGGCGCTGCTTCTGAATGGGAATCGCCCGCCCGCGTGCAAGGCCCATGGAAGCTACGTCGCTGGCAGAGGCTTACGTGGCCAGCTCGAAGAAATCGTAGGTGAGGGTGACGCTTTCGATGACGTTCTCGTCACTCTCATTGTCCCACTCACCCGCGACGAACTTCACCGGCCAGGCGCGGGAGAGGCTCCACCGACGCAGCGTGGTGCCGTCTCTGTCCTGCTGGACGATGTCGAGGTTGCGCTTGTAGAGGCTGTCCGGCAAGCCCAGGCCGCTGGCGGTGTGGACGACGTCCTGGAACCAGTCGAAGAGCTCATGGTCCTGCGTGGCGCCTCTCTCCAACGTGACGTCGGAGAAGGTGAGGCGTCCCGGGGACTTGTTGGGGATGAGGCTGCCGCCCTCGAAGTACTGGACGTTGGCGACCTCAACTGACAGCTCGGAGCATTTTTGAAAACCCGAGTGCCCGAGGCCGTCCACCTCACAGAGGAACTTGAAGCGCTTATGGAAGCTGCGCGGCTGTCCAATGATGGCCATGGCCAGTCTCCTTACAGGCCCGCCGAGGCCAGCTCGGCTTCGAGGGCGCGGGTGTCCTGAGAAACCCGCAGGACGATGAACTCGGCGGGCTTGTTGGTGGCGAGGCCGATGCGCGCCACCAGCTTGCCGGCGAAGACGACGGACGGCGGGTTGAGGGCGTCCGAGACGTCGACGAAGAAGGCCTTCGCGGGCTCCTGGCTGCGGAAGGCGCCGTTCCTCATCTGAGCGAGGAGGAAGGCGGCAATGGAGCGCCGCACCTGGGCGCGCAGGCCTTCGGTGTTGTTGCGGTGCCGGGCGAATTGCAGGCCGGACTTGAGACTGCGCTCGATGAAGGACACGCCCCGGCGCTCGGCGACGTAGGGGAAGTTGCCGCTGGCCTTCAGCGTGCGGCTGCCGTCGATGAAGCGCGGGAGGCCGGGCCCGGTGGTGAGCGGGTTGATGCGGCGGGGGTAGACGATGTCCCGCTTCTTCTCTTCGAGGCACTCCTTGGACTCGAAGCCCAGGACGCCGAACATGCGCCCGGCCTCGATGCCTGCGGGCGCGTCGTACACCCCGCCGGGGCGCGCGCCGTCGTTGCGCGCGAAGACGCCAGCGATGATGCCGGAGGGCGGGACGACGAGCTGCTCCACGTTGCCGAAGACGCTTCGGGCGGGGTTGAGCACCTTGACGCGCGGCCAGTAGAGGGCCGCGTGCTCAGAGAGTCCTTCGAGGGCGGCCTCCTGCGAGACGTAGGAGACGATGTCCGTGGCGCTGTAGCCCGCGGGCGAGTCGAGGACGGCGAAGACGAGGCCGTCGCGGGCCACCTCGCAGTAGCGCACCATGGCGTTGTGGACGGCAGGCGTGGCTCGCCCGGGCACCAGGAGGAGGGAGACGTCTTGCACTTCGTCGAGTGCGTAAAAGGCCGCTCCGGCCAGCCTCGGAGCCAATGAAGTCGGTGTCGTCCAAGCCGACGAGGCCGTCGTCACCGCCCGCGAGCGCCACCGTCTGCCCATCGGGGAAGGCGCCGGGTTGCACCATGAAGGCCCGGATGTAGCTGCTCCCGGTGCGCTCGTCATTGAGGACGCGCTCGACGTAGCGCGCGTCGTTTTCGGCCGAGGAGAGGTTGGGGAAGGACTCGCGGTAGGTGCCGTCCTCGAGGACGAGGACGTCGAAGGTGTCGGGCGCGCCATTCGTCGCTGGGCGCACCTCCACCTCGATGCGGTTGGCGTAGGCGCCCGCGTCCTTGGCTTCCAGGTGGAGGACGTCGGTGGCGCCGGAGGCGTCGCCCATGTGCGGCAGCGCGTCGAGGCCGAGGCCGGGGCCCGCGTCGCCCTGCACATGCAAGGAGGCGCCAGGCCCCGTGGCCTGGGTGAGCAACTGCAGGGTCCCCAGGGAGGACGGCGCCACGCGGACACCAGCCACTGCCGCCTCCACCAGAGCGCGGACTTCCGCCAACTCGACGGCGCGCAGACTCTGGACGTTGCCGCTCCCCACCTGCGGGCCGCCAGGGAAGCCGAAGACGGTGCCCGCCACCTCGTCGCCCACCTCAAGACGGCTGGAGGCGCCCTGGGTGTCACTGGCGATTCTCAGCACACCTTCCGCCACGAGGGCGCGGCCCCCAACGAGTCCGGCGTTGAGGACGGCGGCCACCTCCTGCGCGGTGGCCTGGGTGATGTCGTCGAAGTCCTCCTCGCTGAAGGGGATGAAGACGTCCCGCCCGTCGTCCACACGCACACGGAGCGCCTGTCCGGCAGTGAGGGCGTAGGGCCCCGGGCGGCCAGCAGAGACGGAAGCCGCCGCGCCGGAGAAGACGACGTCCACCGCCTCGGCGCCGTTGACGGACACCTCCAGGCGCTGGCCATCGGCCAGGGTGAAGGGGGGCCGCAGCGTGCCACGCACGACAGCGGGCGTGGGCCCGCCGCCCGTGGTGAGGGCCGCCGCCGCACGCGTGGCCGTATGCGACTCGGGGGCGGAGGCGTCCTCGTAGTGGACGGTGCGCACCGTCCAGAGGTGGCTGCCGCCATTCTCGAAGAAGCCCATGGCCGCGAGGGCCAGGTCGGAGTCCGGTGTGAAGCCGCCGAAGGTGGCCTGGTACTCCTCGAAGGAGGTGCACAGCACGGCCTGGCCGATGGGGCCGCGCTCCGCCAGGCCCACGGCACCCGCCACGGAGGTGGGCGCGGAGGGAATGCCGCGGACGCGCGGCTCCTCCTCCTCAACCACGATTTTCGACGACAGCAGCTCACGGCTCATGCGGCACCTCGCTTCTTCCGGGACACGCGCGCGGACGCTTCCGACGCGGGGAGGAGGGATGGAGAGGACGGCGG